TTGAACTGGTAATCATGCATTAAGCACAAGAACCGTTCCTGCCCGTCGATCATAACTCCCCTGATCTTCGGTGATGCTAACCGTGCCTTACGTCTGGCCTTGCTGATGACCGTTGTTGACATTGTATCTGACGAGTCAATCGTGGCCGTTGACGTAGCGTCCCCACCCCAGATATTTCTAGTGGATGTCGGGGAAGTCGTCAATGCCGTGATGTGCTGAACGTCAATATACTCGGTCAACCAGTCTTTTAGGCCGTCTTTAAACTCTTTACGCAGGTCGAATGCGGGCCGTTGCAAGTCCAGTTTTGACTTGGCCCTGACCGCGTTGCCGCGCTCTTCGAGGGTAACGGAGAAGTCATGGAACGTCATTTCTTCTTCGTTGCCTTCAAGGTAATCATTATCCGTATTGACACCCGCGCCGGATAATCTCATGCGCAGGCCGAAGGTCATAATTTCCAATCTGTTACCAATCGCCTAAGCGACTGAACAAGTCATTTCTGCTTGTTTCTCTAAGGTTTCCTTAGAGTTCAGACTATATCTTCCCGATTTGGGAGGTAGCTTGTAGTCGTTGGGGACTCCTATGCCTCGATGATTGAGCGTCCTTATAATTTGAATGTCTTGTCTATCTTCTTCGGTATAAGCAAATTTTTGATTCTTAAAATAACAATTTCCATCGAATCTTTTATTTGCTCCATCAATCCGACGATTAACGAATCGTAACAAGACTTCCGCTTGCGGACGTTTAGCAATCAAATATGGGATAATTAACGGTAGAAATTTCTGACATCTTTTAAGTCCGTCTATTCTTAACGAGAAAATTCTTTTTTTTGTAACAGTTTTTCTTGAATCTTCTCTAAAAAAATGACCTACTCTCAAAGATGAAAGAATCTGATGGATTTCTTCAAGCATTATTTTGCTTGTGTTTGTTATTACGATAAGAGCGCAACTTCTCCAATAATTCCCGGTGGTTCTTTTGTAAACTCTCATCGTTATACATCCTTCTCCATCTATAATTCCCGCTAACCATCCCATTTTGGCTTCGGTTGCCTGCTGATTGTCCATTGTTTCATCCAAAGAGATTTTCGCATAATCAGCACTCTTGGCTTTAGGATTTTCCAGCATATTAGCTCCTATGGGCAAAATATTAAGTTACCCTTTTTCTTGGTGAACTCAACGTCCTTCTGGATAATGTTGTTGCCATCTTCCGACGTGTACTTGTCGAAGAAGATGTCCTTGATGGACTCCTTAAAGAGCTTGGCAGACCACAATTTGGCGGCTAAAGCATCGCCTGATGCGAATCTTGTCTCCATTTAAGCTCCTATCCTGTTTTTGCTAAAAGCTCGTCAAGCTGGGCATCGGAGAGGGAAAGCAAGTCCTCTTCGCTGAGGTTGGCCGCGTTCAACTCCGGCTTCCCCGCCCCGCCTGATGGGAGCTTTCTGGGTTTGATTTGGCCTTCCTTCTCAAGCTCGGAAAGAAGGGACTCCCTTGTTGACGCGCGAATTTTAGACAGGAATGTCTTTGACGTTAAGGCGATCTTGTAAGCGACCTCCGCAGGTTTCCCGCCGCTCCTGATAGACTCCTCATGAACGGTTTTCCAGTAGACCGGGTTTTTCTTCGCCATCTGCTCGAACTCTTTGATCGCTTCAGTGTAAGGCACGGGGTACTCATCGCTGACGGTTTTGGAAGCGTCTATTAAACGTTCCTCATCATTAGCGTAATTTTCCCTTGACCTTGCCTGCAACTGCACGTTCTCGTTGTTCTGGGCGTTGCCTTGCATCCCGGCAATGAGTTTTTTCACCTGACCTGCCGTGAGATATTCATCATCGGCTAGTTTGTTGATGTCAAACTCATCGACCTTGCCTCTGGATTGAAGCTCCTGCACGGTCGCTTCCATCTGCCTGCGTAATTCTCGTTCCTGTTTCAAATCGCGGTAAATGCCTTGCTTTTCATTCTGCAAGGAGTCAAGCTGGTCTTTTAAACTTTTCACAGACTTGTTCAGCTCGGAAACTGTCTGGTCATCCGGTCCTTTGCCCGCCGGCTGGGGTTTTTCATCCTGACGCGTCCCTTGTTCTTCGGGTGTCAGTCCGTCCCATTCTTCTTGTGTTAATCCCATTACTGCCTCCTTTGTGTTACCGCATGAGGTGCGGTCAGCTCTTGATTAAACGCTCAAGAGAGGCGTCGCCCCGGAATCGGGGTTAAATGAAAAAACCCTGCCAACTCTTTCGAGTCAACAGGGCTTCGAATTTACGAGTGTCCCCTAAATTAAACTGTCAAATTTATTCGACCATCAATCTCCTAATCGTCTTTGTTTCTATGTCGTAAATAAAAACACCGTTTGCACAACAAATAATCAATTTATTTAACCTAAAAAAAATCATGCTGATAACTGGGCCACAGTCTTCTGGAATCAACCCAACAAATTCACTCAATGATAATCTTTCCATTACCCCTTCCTTTCGGATTGTGGTTTAATCGATTCTGTTTTGTTGATATTTGAAACGCCGCCCTGGAAAAAATTAACTTCCAACTTTCCGGTGTATCCGCCGGATGCGAGTTCCCTTATCAAATTTACCACCCAGTCAATATCTTTCATGCCGCCCCTGCCGGTAACAGTTGTTTCCCCGGAAGCGGCGCACCTGGTGGCATCCCACTCGGCACACCTTGAGGCTGTTGCATTCCAGCGAGTATCTCATCTTTAAAAGGAATATCTGAAGCCTTGAGCAACACACCGGGCGGCACAGGTAACCCGGCTCGCATCGCCTCAACCAGCATATTGAAATCCCTCAACCGTGACGTGGAAGAGGTCTTTGACTCGGCGACAGTGACTTTATATTTCCCGATGGACAAATCGTTTTTAATGGAGTCCACGGCCCCGGTTTTTTCCTGAAGGTTGACCGGGATCTCTTTGACTTCACCGTCAATGACCAAGCTCAATATTTCCTCTTTGGTGTAAACGTCGGTCTTTTGGATCATGTCAACGAGACGAGTGCCCAATACCATCTTGGTTAGACGGAAATTGTCGTAGATACTCTCGATAGACACCAGCCCCTGATTGCGGCGTAATTCCATCAAATAACCTGAAACGCCTTTATCTTCGGGAAGCCCGGCTAAGTCAGGGTTCACGCCGGATATTTCCCGGATAGCTCCTTTGCCGGTATCGACTAGCTTCATGTGGCCATCGGAGATCGTTGTCGGTTCTATGCGCTCTAAATGTGACCCCGGTTTTTTCTTGATGACGATCCCCGGTTTACTTCCGAAATCTTCAAGGATGGTAAAATCCGATAGGGCATTATCATCAGCTATCCACCCGGAGTTTGCTGACTGGTTCAAGTGGTGGAGCATTTGCGAAACTCGTTTGTTGACTTCCCTCTGCGGGTCTTTTAACTGAGTTAGGATGCCCCATTGGTTATTCTCCAGCCAGTAGGAAAAGAACGGTACTATCGGGAACTGCTGGACGCCGGATAGCGGGTCTTCGAGGTGTTGTATCTCTACATTGCCGACATAGGTCGTAAGGTTGAGAATAGGCCGCACCCGTTTGACCAAGCGCATCGTGGAATATTGCGCCAATATCTGTTTTATCTTTTCCTGCGGGAAATCCACTTGCCGTACCACTCCGGACTCAACGCCGACTAAAAATTTCTGTTCCTTAAAATCTTTCCACCAGCATTCCTTGACCCGGTAACGCCACTTGTCTATTTCGTCAAGCCCTGCCGCCTGCGCCGGTTGGTCGGTGTACTTATCGCCTTCGGAAAAAGGCAACGGTTCCCGGTCGTTTTCATTGACCGTCATGCCTTCAAATTCTTCTTTCTTATCCGGGAAAGCCAAGTCCATCCTGGCTTTTGGTAGCCACGCTATTTTAAAAATAAACTGCGCGTCGCTCATGTCGTAACGCTCGAAGAACGGGTCAGGGTAGATACGGAAAGGTGATAAACTCTCAATACGGATGTCCCCGGTCGTCACCTCATCGTCATAGTCGATGTTAAGCCCAAGCCAACCCTTGCCGGTAATGATGCCAAGTACGAACGCCATCGACGTTTCCCAATCCCCGAAACAGCCGTCATGGATATGCTTAATGATCTCACTCAAAACATCGGCTATCCTTTTTGTCCCGCCTTTACGGTTATAAACCGTAATGTCCTGACGGTTCTGGCGCTGGTAGCCGGAAACAATGTTCGCCAAAGAAAACAGCATATTATAAGTCAACGCTGGACGGTTCTGCGCTTTAAGCAACTGTAAGCTCTTCGCGTCCCATTGCCGTTCCCCGCCGATATAAAAATCCAGATCCTCTTTGGCTTGGGTCAGCCAGCCACGGTTAGCGGATTCGGATAGCTTCCACCATTTTTCTAAACTCTTAAGACGATCTTCTTTAGTCATGTGTTACAACTCCAATTGTGCTCGTATCGCCTGCTCCGCAAATAAAATAAACCTTGAATGTGGACTTAACGCCCTTATACGCCAGCGTAGCATTTGGAAAAAGTTTGTTCCCGATATTCGACGCCGGGGCCACGTTCGATCCGCCATACCAGACAGCCTTGGTGCCCAGGTTCTGAAAGCTTACCCCCTTTTTCCCGGCGGCAACAGTATAAGCCACCGCTGTAGTATCTATGCTGATAGCGGCGCCGGAGTTTATCTGGCCGACATTGTTGTATTCGATAAAATTTATCATATCAATTTGCCCTGTAATTTTCGCGCTTCTTCAACTGTCAACGGTTTATCACGGATGATCGGATTAATGATCTCGACATCTTTGAATACTGGGTTCATTACAACTTTATCTTTATACACCGGCCTTTCAATCGGCATGTCACGGACAGTAATTTTGACTTTTTCAACATCAATGATTTTATCAACAAACACCGGGACATCAACAATCCGCTTTTTTTCTTCGATGACCACCCGGTCGACACGGATTGTCCTGTCCACGAATTTCGGCCTGATGATTTCAACGTCTTTGTAAACCGGGCGCTCGACAACTCTGTCAATATATCTTGGAACCTCGATAATCTTCTCAATGAATCTTGGGATAATGACTTCTTTTATTTTTTCAATGACCTTGATGCGTTCAACAATAATCTCTTTGTCCCGATATACCGGGCGATCGATAAATACTTCCCGGTATTTAGCGATCTCAATCTTTTTTTTATCGCCGGTACGGACTAGCGCCACCGTTTAACCTCCAATGTTTCGCCATCAACCTCACCCTGGACATATATCGTTATCGGGTCTTCCCGGCTCAATCCATCTTCACTCTCCCCGCTTCCCGACGGGATAGATAAATAATCGCCAGCCTCAATGCCCCCGCTTCTGTAGGATAATTTAAACGCCGTATTCCCTCTAGTTTTGATCGTATAGCTTTTTGTGTCCGTCGGCAATGTAACCGTGTAAATTGTGCTTGCCAGATCTAGATCGACGATAATGATCTCCGGGTAACGTTTAACCATTAACTTAACCCCCCGACATAAACTGGTTTTATTTTACGCCTCTGCCATTCTTTGGCGACAGTCCTCAACACATCTAAAACCTTACTTTGCCGCGGGTCGAACTTTATCCCGGTGTTATCCATGATCCGTTCCGGCCACTGGTCGAACGGTGTGCGCTTGACATCATCGCCTATGGCCCAGATAAGGATATCCGCCGCTTCGTCACGGCCAATACCTAAAGGCCGCCATGCTTTGGTGATTATCGTACGGAGCTTGTAAAATTTCAATACTGTTTGCGGGAATTGTTCAATGTCCATCGAGGCCCCTTATTCAAAGTTTGATTTTATCTCATCCCAAAAAATTATAATACCGATAATCGCCGGTAGTAAAAAAAGAACGAATGCCATGATTTCAATACGCCTTTTTTTTCATTTGTTTCATCAGCTTCTTGACTTTGTCTTTTTTGTTTTGTTCTTTCGATGTGTCTCTTTTAAATGACCCGAGGTCATTATCCTTGTCCATTTTGTCCGCCATGTTTTTCTTCATGGCCGTTTCGATCATTGTCTTTGGCATTGCTGTTCCTTTCGTTTAAGACAACATTTTTGAGGCGTACTCTTTTGCTTCTTTAACGTCTTTCGCCACCATCACAATGTCCCGGCCTTTGTTATTATCATAACAAGACACAACATAGCCGTTGACAGCTTTTTTCATGGATACGGTTTTATTGTCTGACGGCGCAACTGATTGAGGTTTATCTTTTGCCATATTTCTCCTTATGCCGCTTGATAACTATTTGCCTGCCTGTCCTGCTTATACGTGTCCCGCCAGGACTTTTCTTTATCTACCCTGCAAAACTGCAACAGGTACAATCCCATTACAAAGGCGTCCGCTTTGTCCGGGGAGAACCCAAGCCGTTTCTTAATGTCGTCTTTGCTTTCGATCTGGATCCGTGTTCCTAGCTTGCCGCCGCCGACCAACTTATATTTGGTCGATGTCAACTGCCCGATGAGCTGGTCATCGTCTTTGATGCGGCATTGCTCGGACTTTATCATCTCCCTCGCGTTCCAGTAGACCTCGGCCCGCAGGTTGTAAAACCGTTCCCTATTCGCCGACTCCCGGCGGAAATCAATGTCGTAAATCTGCAAAGGTTTTTCCATCGTCTGCGCTATCTCGCGGATACGGTCGAATATCGACGCCTCAAATATCGAGTCGCCGCCCAAAAGCGTTGATTTGTTTTTCTGCGCGTTGAATATCAGGCGGCCTACGGTTTCCATTCCGTCCTTTTTAGAACATATCTCCTCGGAGTCGATCCTCGCCCCGGCAAAATTATAGATAACGGTCTTATCATTGCCGTAGCGCGCTATGTCGGCTGAAGTCAACCGTTGCGCGAATGGTGAGATAACGGGTTTCTCGTGTTCGATCAGTTTCTCAATATCCCCCATCGGGATAAGATCGTCATTGTCGCCGATGGCGTCCCATGAACCGTGGACGTACGCCTCTAAAAACTTTTCATCATTGGCGAACAACTGCGTCAACTGCGCCACGTAATCCGGCGGGTTGTAAATGTTGTCCCGTGGCAATGCCTGGAAAAAAGCATAACCTTTCTGCGGATTGCGGATGAACCTGGTCTTGATCCAGTTTTGAGAGGGGTTGCTGGCTAATAACATAAAAAACAACGGATGTTGCTTGTTAGGTAGTTTATGCCGTAACCGGGTGGATAACTCATTAAAGTCCTGTTCGGTGAACTCACGGGCCTCGTCGAGGGCGATAACGCCGTACTCCCCGGAAAAATATTTCTTGCGCTCGCTCAACGAATCGCTCCCAGAACTCTCCAACCCGCCATAGTAAAGCCGGGAGCCGTTACTATACTGAAAAAAATGGTCTTGCTTGTTTTCTTTGACCATGCCAACCTCAAGCGCGACTTTTAAAACCTGTTCGGTAAGGCAAAGATATGTCGTCAGCTTAAAATCGGCGAGGACCTTACGGAGTATCAGCCCACGGTTGCCTGGGTAGCGCACCATCTGGATATTAATGTCCTCACAGAGGCAACGCGTTTTTCCTCCTCCGATGGCTAGGATCCCCCATAGAGTTTATTTCGCTCACTGCTTCGGTGAAATTGATATTGCTGTGGTAACGGGAAATAGGTTTCTACCGTTCGTTCATTGGTCTCTACAGGGGAAATTGGAAATCACCTCCTCAACGCGGGGGCCGCGCAGGTTAAGTTTCTGTATCTGGTTGCAAAAATTTTCTCTTATCCCAAAAACTTCTTTTGATATTGGCGTCCTTGTGCCGCCACCGTCAGTTTGCGCTGATTGCGTCACGGACGATCTCCGGTTCGGGGATGTGGTTGATGAATTTTATTTCGCCGGAGTGTTTAACCTCATGTTCGTCGCGCCAATCTTCCGACTCTTTGTTTTTAAGCCAAAACTTACATGCCTCTGTGTCTGGCGGGTAATGCTCGATATATTTTTCCCGGACGACTTTTCCCTTCACAACTAAAAACTTGATCGCCTCATGTGAATACCCAAAAGCCCGTTCATAAAGCGATCGGCGTATATTGGCATTTTGTGTCTTTTTAAAAACTTCTATTTCGCTAAAAAAACTTTTGTGTTTCGATTTCCATCCGTAATACGTAACGCTTGTAACTCCAATAAATTCAGCAATTTCCGTGTCATTGAATCCTTTTGAGATTAATTTTTTGATATTCTCGATCTTTAACAGGGGGAATGGGGACGGCCGCCCGGTTTTTTTGGTGTAAACATATTTACGTTTTGGTTTTACTTTTTGGATCACTTCCTCCGCAGGAGGCTGTATGGCGGGTTCGGTCATAATTTTTTGGCCTGGTCGGTCAGGATCATAAACGCCATCTCGTGGCATAGCCCGTAACAGACGGCCGGGTGGCCCTGGCTGTGCCAGAACGTATTGCGCCCGCCGTCGTCACCGCCCTCGTTTTTCGTGCCGATAAAGATCGCGGGGTTGCAGCGGCTTAACAACTCTTCCATCAGCTCTTGGGTTGAGGCGTCTTTAATGGTCATAAATTTTAAGGCGCTCGGCTCAATTATCCCCCTTGATCCCTGTTGTCGGATTTGGCTTTGCGCCTATTTTTATAATAGGCACTTTGAGAAGATATGCAAGAATTATTTTGAAATAATTGTTGCAAATGAAAATGGGGTGTGGTAAGTTAAATCATGGTGAGGAAAGAGAAAAATGATAATTCAAAAAATAAATAGACCTATCCGACGAGGAAATGGTCTTTTTTTACGCCTCCCATTCTCCGCAAGGGGACTTTCCTCACCGGAAGCAGAGTAAAATCTATGGGGGGCTTTTTATTTTTTGGGAGATAAATGGCATACTACGAAACACTAGAAGTAAAGGTCAAAGAATATTGCCGAGTCAGAAACATCCCTATGGCTCGCGGAAAATTCCCTGACCGCTATCAAAAAGAGATTAAAACATTTATCTTCCGTGAGATCCGCCGTAGCCGTAAGGCATACGCAATAATCCATGCCTCCCCATCGATCAAGGAAATCGTACAAAGGATGAAAAATGCCCCGCAAAAGAATGATTGACCCTGAATTTTGGAGTGACGAAGAAATCGGCCATTGGACACATTCAGCCAGGCTTTTTTACATAGGGCTTTGGAATTTCGCCGATGATGAAGGCAGGTTCAAGGCACACGGTAATCTATTAAAATCACAAATTTTCCCTTATGATACCAAAATCGACATTGAAAACCTAAAAAAAGAGATCAGTAAGAAAATAGATTGGTACGATGTAGATGGAGCGAAATACGGCTCTCTGCGTAACTTCTTAAAACACCAGCGGATAGATAAACCAACACCAAGCAAATTACCTCCTCCACAACAATTCGCCGAACAATCGCCGAACACTCTTGGATTAGTCGACGAAGAGTCCCGCCTAAGAGAAGAGAAGAGAAGTAAAGAGAAGTTAAGAGAAGAGAAGTTAAGTTATAGTGGTTTCGAGGAAACCACCCTAACCACCTGGAATTCGTTTTGTGATAAAAACCCTATACTCTCAAAAGTCAAAGAGATCTCCGGGAAAAGACGTACCGCCCTTAAAAACCGTTTCACCCAACAGTCGTTTCTGGAATTTGGCGCGATATTGGCGGCGGCCCAAGAACAGCCGTTCTGTATGGGGAAAAATGACCGCAGTTGGAAAATCTCATTTGACTGGTTGATCGCCAATGATACTAACTTTTTAAAAGTGCTTGAATATAAATATTCAGACCAAAAAGGAAAACCGGAATATCAGCCGGTAAATCCTGATTGCAAGGTGTGCGCCGGGAAAGGTGTTGTCTATAACCAAAGCACCAGCTCTACGGTTGTGTGTTCATGCCGGATTAAAAAAGCGTAAATCATATGTCAACCTATTCAGAAAATCTACAAAATCCAAAATGGCAAAAAATGAGACTGAAAGTTTTGGAAAGAGATGAATTCTCTTGCCAGAAATGCGGCGACGGCAACGAAACTTTACACGTCCACCATAAACATTACTTAGCCGATAAGAAACCATGGGAATACCCACAAGAATTACTAATTACACTGTGTAAAGTGTGCCATCAAGAAGAAACTGAAAATATACTCAAAAGTTGTCAGTTGCTTTTATATGCCATAAAAGAAAAATTCTTGTCATCAGAAATAAATGATTTAGCCTGCTATATCCATGGGACAGAGTTACAACTTCCACCAGATGTTTGCATGGCGATTATTTGTTATGTCTTAAGAAATGAGAAAATAAAAAAACAAATTACCAATAAATATTTTAAATCTATTTCAAAATCCAAAAACGCATTGGACGAATAAAACACCCCCACTGATCCGGGAGATATTCAATGGCAGGTAAAATAAATATCATACATGGGGATTGCATGGAGGCGATGGCGAAGATGAAGGATAAGGCGTATGACCTTGCGATTGTTGACCCGCCGTATCGCGATAAAAATCAACCAACCCAAGATATGCGGAAAAATTGGAGCATGAAGTCGTTGGAAGGACGACCATCTAAAGAATATTGGAATGAACTTTTTAGGGTTTCTAAAGAACGAATTATTTGGGGGGCAAACAATTTTCATTTACCACAATGGAAAGGTTTTGTTGTTTGGAGAAAGGGCGCGATCCCAGAAAAATTCACAATGTCAATGTGCGAAATCGCGTCATTATCAGAAGGTCTTGGAACTATCGCGAAGATTGTTGGAGTGAATACGTCGGGGCGAGATCGAATCCACCCCACCCAAAAACCCGTCGCCCTCTACAAATGGATACTCAAAAACTACGCCAAGCCAGGAGACAAAATCCTTGACACTCACGGCGGTTCCTGTTCCATCGCTATCGCCTGTTGGGATATGGGATATGACCTGGATGTATACGAAATCGACAAAGATTATTATGATGCTGCAGTCAAAAGGTTTGATAACCATAAAAAACAAGGGAGGTTGTTTTGACCCCCATCCTCATCATCTTCATCTTTGAATTTCTGGCATTGGCGGTGTGTGCCTTATGGCAGAAGAATTACGGGATGGTATTGTACGGTTTGGGTGGAGGAATTTTAAATATTGGCGTGTTGGTGATGGGGATAAAATAAGGGAGGAATAATGAGCTTACATTTCAAAAGCAAAGAATATACTCAATGCTTCCACGAATGT